CAAAAATGTGAGCATAAGTCATGAATAGTTTGAAATCGGTTGATCTAAGTCATGACCCAAATCAAGCCGATCCCATTCGGATCAAATCGGATTTTGGTCAGTCATTAGCTGGGGTGTTTGGCAGTGCAACCCCAAGAATCCACACACCGTTGAATGATTTACCATCCAGGGGTTTTGAAATTATAGATTTTGCATCATCATTGAAAATCAATTTGATGCCTTGGCAAAAATTTGCGCTGGAGCATTCGCACAAAATTAAAAGTGATGGCAGGTGGTCAACACCACTGGTCACAACCGTGGTCAGCCGACAATCTGGAAAATCAACAATGATGCTTATTAGAATTTTAGCGGGCATGTTCATTTTTAATGAACCGCTGCAAATTGCATCCGCCCACAGATTGGTGACATCACTTGAACAATTTCGGAATTTGGTTGGGTTGATTGAAGGCAGTGATGATTTACGGAAACAGGTCAAACGCATCAGGTGGGCGCATGGGGCTGAGGAAATTGAAACATTGACTGGAAATCGGTTTGTAATCAAGGCGGGCGGATCGGCGGCCAGGGGCGTTGCGCCATCCACGGTGCATTTGGATGAATTGCGGGAAATGCACGATTTGGAATCATTTGCATCATTGCGCTACACATTACTGGCCGCAAAAAATCCAATGGTTTTGGCATATTCATCAGCGGGTGATCAGCATTCAATTGTTTTGAATCAGATTAGGGATCGGGGCATTGCCGCAGCTGCGGGCGGTGTTGATGAAATGGCTTATTTTGAATGGTCAGCACCAACTGATGACATCAATGACCCTGCCAACATAATTGCTGCCGTGCCAGCCCTTGGCCACACAATTCATCATGACAATATAGGCCAATTATTAAATGACCCTCATGAAGTTTTGATGACTGAGGTTTTGAGTAGGTGGGTGGCAACAATAACCGCAGCGGTTGGCGAAATTGAATGGCGGGCATGTGAATCAAATGATTTGGATTTAGACCCTGAAAAAATTACCTGGATGGCGTTGGATCATTCACCTGACCGAAAACATGCGGCATTGGTTGCAGCCCAGCAATTACCCAATGACCAATTTTTGATCAAACTATTGCACACCTGGCAAAATGATTTGACCCTGGATGATAAAGCGGTGGCCAATGATGCATCCGCCTATTGCCGCAAATACCCGATTGAATTTTTGGCTTATTCCAGGCGCACCAGTGTGGCGGTGGCTGACCGATTGCGCCCCGCTGGAATCCCCGTTTTGGAAGCCGATTCATTTTACCCGCAGGCGTGTGATGAATTATTGTCAGCAATAAATTCAGGCAGGTTGCGCCATAAATCTAGCGAGCAATTAACCCTGCAAATGTTATCTGCGGTTAAATTGCCCAGGGGTGATGGTGGAATGGTTTTTGGCCGTAGGGCTTCACAATCCGCAATCTGCGCTGCGGTGGCATCTGCGCTGGTGACACATTTTGCGACACGCCCAAGCACGGATGTTGATATTTTAGTGGGTTGATGCTAATTGCCTGAAAAAATGGTGGCATGGGATTACTTGATGTTTTCAAAATTAAAGCAATTGAAAATCAGTCATCCCCTGATGTAGCAGCTGCAAACCTTGCACCACTGCCAAATTTAAATTCACTTTACACTTTTATTGATACCCCAATCAGCGCAACTTATTCTGAATTTATTTCAATCCCATCTGCAACCAGGGCAAAAAATATTATTGCACAATCAATTGCATCAATCCCATTGGTGTTGCGTGATCGCACAACTGGCATGCGTTTAGATGCTCCTAGGGTAATTGATACACCTGACCCAAGGCTGCCAGGACAAGCCACCTATGGTTGGACAGCCAGCGATATTTTGCTATATGGGTTCGGGTATTGGCAAATAAAATTGCTATATCAGGACACATTCAGAGTGCGTGAAATTGTAAGAATTTCACCTGATCGGGTTGGCATTGAAACAAATGCAAATTCAACTGAGATTATTGGATACACAATTGATGGCACCCGTGTGCCTGATAGTGGTGTTGGCAGTCTAGTTGTGTTTTACAATCCAGGAGATGTTGGTGTGTTGAATCGGGCAGGTCGCACAATCCGCACAGGTGCAGAATTAGAACGGGCAGCAATGAATTATGCCAGGGAGCCAATTCCATCAATGGTTTTAAAATCAAATGGATCAGCATTGCCATCAGATCGGATTGCAAAATTGCTGGAGCAATGGGGAATTGCGCGGCGCAGCCGCACAACTGCATTTTTAAATTCTGACATCAATTTGGAAAAGGTTGGCTTTTCACCTGATGAACTGGGTTTAAATACTGCTAGGGAACACATTGCAACTGAAATCAGTCGTGCATGTGGAATTCCTGCATATTTTACCGATTCGCCAAGCGGTTCATCAATGACATATTCAAACGCAGTCACCGCCCGTCAAACATTGTTGGACTTTAGTTTGATTCCAATTTGTGATGCAATTTCACAAAGATTATCAATGCCTGATTTCACACCATCAAGTCAAGTCATCAGACATGATTTTGATGTGTATTTGCGTGGCTCAGCATTTGAGCGGGCGCAGATTTATGAAATACTCAACCGAATTGGCGTGATGACCGCTGATGAAATAGCACGGAAAGAGGACATGGCACTATGAAAATAAACACACCAATGCAAATCACCGCAGCTGATTCAGAATCCAGGACAATCACTGGCCGAATCGTTGCCTTCGGAGAAACTGCAAATGCATCAACTGGAAAAGTTGTTTTTGCCAAAGGCAGCATTGCTCCAAAGGATGTTTTTTTAAATCTTGAACATGACCGAACCCGCAGAATTGGGAAAACTTTAAGCATGATCTTAAATGAATCAGGAAAATCAATTGATGCAACATTTAAAATCGCAAAAACCACCGCTGGCACTGATGCATTAGAGGAAGCAATTTCAGGGCTTAGGGATGGATTTTCAATTGAATTGGCAGTTAATGATTATGAAATGCAAAAAGATGGCACTATGAAAGTGACATCAGGGGAATTGACGGGTGTTGCATTAGTGACTGAACCAGCGGTTAAATCTGCCAGGGTTAGTGATGTTGCAGCAACTGAGGATGAAAAAAATTCTGATGCGGAAAAATCCGAAACAGATCAAACCAAAACCGAAGGAGAAAAAACAGTGTCAGACAATACGCCTGAACAAACACCAACTGAATCAGTTGATGTTGCACCAACAGTTCAAGCCACATCAGCACCAGTGGCTTATACAACACCAAGGTCACCAATTATTAACAAAGTGACTTATCTAGAGCATTTTTTGAAAGCAAATGTTTTGGGTGATGAGGATTCTCGCATTTATGTGCGTGCAGCCGATAACACCACATCAACTGCACCTGGAATGGTGCCAACACCACAATCACTTCAAGTTATCAATGCATTGGCAAATGGTGACCGTGGAATGATTGATGCACTTAGCCGTGAAGCTTTAATTGGTGAGGGCATGACTTTTGAATTGCCAAAGGTGACTGCCGTTCCTGTAGTTTCAAATGTTGCAGAAAATGCAGCCGTGACTGAATCATCTTTATCAGCCACATTTTTATCAGTGCCAGTTCAATCATTCAAAGGCCGTGCAATCACAACCGTGGAACTCATAGACCGCAGCCGCCCCGAATATGTAGCGGCTCTCCTTGCTAACCTTGAATTTGCCTATGCAAAGGTGACTGATGAATTTGCAGTTGGAACAATTCAAGCCGCTGGCCAACAAACTGGCGCGAATGCAAACACCGCAGCAGGATTTTTGGCTTATACATCACAAGCCGCTGCCGCAGTTTATGGTTCATCATTAGGATTTGCGCAGAACCTGGTTGTATCTCCAGGACAATGGGCAAACATTATGGGCTACAACGATAACGGAACACCACTTTACAACGCAGCAAATCCATCCAATCAGGCTGGACTTGCAACCGCTGGGTCATTGCGTGGCCGTGTATCTCCAGGACTTGATCTATATGTAAGCCGATCAATTGGAAATGCGGGCGGCACCACATCAGTTGGAGATTTTTCAATGGTGACAATCAATCCACAGGCTTGGACATGGTATGAATCCCCACGCTTTACATTGCGCACCGCAATTCAAAGTGATGGCACCGTTGATTTGCTCTATTACGGTTATGCAGCAATTGCACCAAAAATTCCATTTGGCGCATGCTGGAATCAGACCTGATCAACAAATAAATCATGGGTTGTGGTCGCTCCCGAACATAACCCAGCCGAATGAAAGGATTCACTAATGCCCATCATTGATGCAGATGATTTGCGTGGCGTGTTGGGCGTTAGTGTGTCCATGTATTCTGATGCATATTTGGATCAAATAATTGCATCCAGTGAGCAAATATGTTTGCCATTGCTTACTGCATATCAATCAGCGGTTGATTCTTATGCAATCACTGATGATGTTGTTTATTTCAACACAATTAGATCAAATTTTTTTGTAGAGGGTCAATCAGTCATTGTGACTGGTTGTGGTGATGCTGATGGAACATATACAGTGGATGCCCGAACATCCAACACATACATGTTCAGTGCAGGCTTAGTAGCGGCCGACACACTTAGCACCATTCCAGTCATCCCCGCTGGGATTGCCGTGCTTGATGGGTCGAGTGCGGCTAATCTTTATGCAAACACTGATGCAATCAAAAACGCTTTGTTAGGTTTAAGCACCGACATTTTCCAAGCAATAATTGCTCCAGGATCACAAATTGAGGGCGTAGATTTTGCCCAGACAATTTACCGAACAGGCCGAAGCATGATTAACCGTCAATTTGGTTTGTTGGCTCCTTATATTGACACTGAAACAATTTGCCAATGAGTGCATCAATTGCTGAGGTTCGGGGGGATTTGGCAACTGCATTGAATACAATTGGCGCAACCGTTTATTCATTTGTGCCTGAAGCAATCATCCCACCAGCGTGTGTGATAGTTCCTGATTCACCTTATTTGGAATCAACATTGATCAGCAAATCAAGTGTTAGTGTAAGAATAAATTTTACCATCTCAGCTGCGGTGGCTTACAATTCAAACCCAGGGGCTTTAGATAATTTAGAAAAATTAGTAATTGAAATCATTGGCATCATGCCTGATGGTTATGTGGTCGGAGATGTGCAACGGCCAACCATCACAAACATTGGCACATCATCACTTTTAATTGCTGACCTGGCCGTCAGCACTTATTACAACCAAGACATATAAAAGGAGAAAAAAATGCCAACAACAATCATCACGGGGCGTGACATAACCTTCACCATTGCTGGTGATTCTTATGATGCGCAAGCAACATCCGCAGTTTTGACAATTGATTCAACAATTAACACATATCAAACACTTGATGGCAAGGCGTATTTTACAACCGATTCTCAGGGCACTTTCGCAGTTGAAATGTTGGCCGATTGGGGAGCAGGTTCATCATTATGTGATGCGTTGTGGACTGCCGCAGATTCCACACCAAATACACCATTGACCGCAGCATTTACCGCAGTGACTGGTGCAGTCTTTGGGTTTGATGTGCAACCAATATTTCCATCAGCGGGCGGCACCGCACCTGATGCGCAAACGGTTTCATTATCATTCACATGCGTGACCACGCCAACCCTGGCCTAATCACTTAAAAGAATCGGGAGCAAATAAATGAAACTACCAATCACAATTGAATATGGAAACGGGGAATCAGCCACCTACATTGCCCAGCCACCTGAGTGGGCAAAATGGGAGCAGAAAACTGGAAACATCATAAGCCAAGCCCAGGAAAAAATTGGGATCAGTGATTTGATGTTTTTGGCTTATCACGCAATGAAGCGCAACACCGCTGGCAAACCAGTGAAACCATTTGAAGCATGGTGTGAAAGTGTTGTTGATATTCAAGTGGGTGAGGATAACCCAAAAGTTTTGAGCGGGGAAGCATAAACCGCTTATTGGTTGAATTGGCAATTGCCACATCAATTCCAATGAGGGAATGGGAAACCGCAGAACAAATTTTGACCGCAGCTGAAATTTTGAAGGAGCGCAACAATGGCAACTGAAACAATCACGATTGACAAGGTTCAGCAACGGGCAATTATTAAAGTGCTTGCAGCCATGGATGATCAAGCAATTGATGAAGCCAAAAAACAATCAGGTGCCTTGGTTTCATATCTGCGGGGCAAAATTATTGGTTCATCTAGTTTCACAAATAATCGGGCGGATGATCGCATTGCTGAGGGTTCAGTGGTCAGCAAATCATCAAAAATTGGTGAATTAAACATTGGATTTGCAAGGCAAAAATTCAGCGGTGGCGGCACAACCCAGCAATTATGGGCTGGATATGAATTTGGATCAAATAAATTTCAACAATTCCCCAGTTGGTCGGGCATATTTGGTAAAGGCTCCAGGGGTTGGTTTATTTAGCCTACGCTAAGAAAAGAGCAGCCATATATTATTGATCAATGGGAAAAATCATTTTCAAATATAGTTAAGGAGTGGTAAATGGCAACTGGTAGCCGCACTTTAAAACTTTCAATCCTGGCCGAAACTAAGCAATTAAGTGATTCATTAAAGAGTAGCAGCAAGGATGTTGAATCATTTGGCGATAAGGTCACAGATTTTGGAAAAAAAGCGGCGTTGGCATTTGCAGCGGCAGGTGCCGCAGCGGGTGCATTTGCTTACAAATCAATCCAAAATGCAGCTGCAGATGAAGGTGCCCAACGAAAATTAACTGAAACATTACAAAAAACAACAAGTGCAACAAATGCGCAAATCGCTGCGGTTGGTGCGTTTATTGATAAAACATCAATTGCAATTGGTGTGACTGATGATGAATTGCGCCCAGCATTTTCAAGATTAGCCCGAAGCACAAATGATGTGCAAAAAGCCCAGGATTTATTAAATTTGGCATTGGATATTTCAAGCGCAACAGGTAAGCCACTTGAAGCAGTAGCCAATGCATTGGGCAAGGCTTATGATGGCAATGCAGCGGCATTAGGCAAATTGGGATTGGGCATTGAT